TACAGCTTTTAGCCTTCCGGCTAAATTGAACGCGGTTCCAACTCAGGTTCCGCCCGCTCTACCGTTTACGGCGAGACCAGAAATTCTAGAAAAGTACAAGTTCCAGCGTTCTGACAACCTTCCTATCGTAGGTATTTGTTTCGAAGCCGCCGAAAAGTTTCAAGGCGGACGCAGAGTTCGTAGCTTGACCGAGGGTCAAGCGATGCGCCTCGTAACAATGACCGGCGATAAAATCCATTGGATTTCGCTGCAACACGGGAAGAAAATGCCCTACCCAGTGCAGAATATTCCATTTGAGACGTGGGAGGATACACTCGGTCTCCTTGCTTCTTTGGACGCCATAGTTACCGTGGACACAGGAACGTTCTGGCTAGCGTCCGCTTTAGGAAAAGCAGTTCACTTGCTTTTGCCAGGGAACGGCGATTGGAAATACGGGGAAACCAATCGGTGTTATTGGAGCCCAACGGTCAGGTATTACCGCAACGAAGGCTTCGGATTTGAAAATGCGATCACGAAACTAATTACCGACATCCGCCAACAAAAAGTTTTAAAGCCGTTCTTTCAGAACAGCTTGTAATCGCGCCTGCCAACAGCCGCACTGAAGTAACATAAATCAAAACAAGGAAACATAAACTCATGTATATTATTACTAACGCGCCTGCCGCAGCTAGCGTCACGTCTGCTGGGGCGGCTACCTCGGCGTTCACCGTTATTGCTGGTGAGCCCGGAGCCGGTACTCAGGACAACCTGAACGTTCCTGGTTCCAACAAACTGAACGGCCAACCGTTCACGGTTCGCGCCAACGGATACACCACGTACGGAGCGGGAACCTACACTGCATCCACAATTCAGCTTCTTTTGTGTGCAGCGAATACGGCCAGCTTTGCGGTTGCAACGGCTAATGCCATCGTCTCGATGACGGCGTTTGTCGCTATCTCGTACGCTGCCGCCACTGCTACTACTGTGCCGTGGGAAATCGAAGCCGAACTCACTGGTGACAGCGTTTCTGCGCGTCTCACCGGAGTTGGCCAAGGATACCAAGGTACGAGCGCAAACGTTGCGACGACCGTTGCGATTGCTCGTGCTATCGTAACGAACCCGCTCACAACCTTCAACGCCGCTACCGAGCCGCCCGCCCAGTTCGCGGTCGCGGTTGTGAGCGGAGGCGCCCAGCCGGTTTCCCCGGTCAGCACGCTCACGCAATTCCTGATCGAGGCGTAATTCTAACAATTAACTGGATGGGGTGTTCCTTTGGGAGCACCCCGTTCACTTTCTGAACAAAGTTCTTAACAGGACTCAATGAGTAGAATCCTAATAGCGGTGAAGTGTTGCCACGCTCGCCAAGACTACGCCGATGCGTCGCGCCAAACCTGGATCAAAGATATCCACGGATTGGATTACAAGATTTTTTACGGACACGGGCACCACGAACTAAAATCGGACGAAGTGCAACTTGATGTGCCTGATGGCTATCAGGATTTGTGCTCGAAAATCCACGAAATGATTCGGTGGGCGTACGAGCAAGGCTACGATTATTTATTCCAGGTTGACGACGATACATACGTACTTCCCGACCGACTCCTAGCTAGTGATTTTAAGAACCACGATTTTGTAGGCGGGGAGTCCTTTGGTATTGACGAACACCGACGTATCTTCCGATACGAAGGCGGCGTGAATGCTTCTGGCCCTGGTTTCTGGTTGTCTCGCAAAGCGATGCAAATTGTTCTTGGCTACCAACGCCCTGGACATGAATCTCCGGATGAACCGTGGCTTGGTTGGGTGCTCCGAACAAACGGAACCCGCGTGAAATCAACCCCTCGGCTCGGATGTTATGGAAATCTCCCTCTTGGTGGAGGGTCTTACGAGTTCAAGTCGGGCACTACGTTGCCAGAGGAAACAGAAATTATCGCTGAATGGGAATTCGATCCCCAAGGAATGGCCGCGATTCATGAACAATGGAAGTCTGGAACTCGCCGTCTTCCCCAGGCTTTACCTGTGAATCCTAATCGCGCGGTAGATATGTTTGTTGCAGGTTGCCGAATAAAAAATCCAGCATAGAGTGGAGTAATCGTGGGCAAAGGAACCAAAGTTAAAATTAAGATTTCTGGTTCTGCGCACGGCGTAAAGAAAGCTTTAAGCCAAATCGTTTCGCAAGCGCCCGCCGAACGAAACGTTCCTATTCTCAGAGAAGCAGACTTCAGGGCTAAGGCAAAACGAGAGAAAACAAATGGCAATTAATATAAGCGAACTAATCGGTAAGGTTAAAGACGAAGGACTAGGCGGTGGAAAGAAACGCCCTAAGCATGGGATGCGCAGCACGCATATTGAGCACCTCACCGAAGGATCGCACGTTGTCCGTCACAGCCCGTACGAGGGTGAAGAGACCAGTTACGTCGCGAAGAACAGTAAGGAATTGTCCGACAAAATTAAGCAGTACCTAGGCGGCAAAGAAGAAGCCGCCGAGGGTGATACGAAGAAAGACTCCTCATCCGAGGAATCCCCAGAGAAGGTTTAAGGATTAAATGGCCCCGTTTGACTTTGACAAACTCTACAACGAAGCGAAAACAGCGGTAGAGCGGTCAGGGTCTACGGAAGGCTGGAAGAAGTTTGGCTATGACGATCCGAAGGTCTGGGAGAAGGATTTTCGCAACGGCCAAACTGATTTGTTTTGGCTTTCTGTCGAGCTTCTCGATCTCGCTTTGGTTGATGAGGTTCATCGTCCAATCACTGACGACTTTTTTGTTAAGAAAAATCCGTACGTAGAAGCCAAAAACTGGCGGCAAGCAGTCTCGAAGCAGAGCACGGTCAAGAATCGGATGCTGTTGTATCCCCGAGGCACTTTTAAATCCACTATTGACATGGCGGATGCGGTGCAGTGGGTGATTTGCTTCAGCAACATAAGAATTATTTACATGACCGCGGAAGAGACCCTTGCGAACGATTTTGTCCGTCAGGTGAAGCACTATTTTCAAATCCCTGAAAACACAGTAATGACGCGGTTTCAGATGTTGTATTTCGCACACTGTGTTCCTGCAAAACGCAAAGAAGCGGACGACCAATTCCTAAGTCCTGCCCGCACAGAGAAACAGCCTCAGCCTACTTTGCTGGCCCTCTCTCTCGGGATGAGCACGGCTGGTAAGCACGCAGACATCGCGAAATTTGACGACTGTGTTAGTAACCGTAACTCCGGGCCTAAAGCAACCGCCGAACAGCGTAAAGTAGTGGCGGATGAAATCAAGTCGGCCCGCCCTCTAGTCGATCTTTACGGCTATAAAGACTACGTAGGTACTTACTGGGACGCGGCGGATGCGTACGTCGCCCTTGAAGAAACTATTTCGGACCTGAAGGTTCTGAAGGCGTCGGCTTGGGAAGTTAAACCCGGATCGCGCAAAAAGACAATTCCTGAACTCACGGAAGAAGATGTAACCCTACTTTTTCCGAAAGATCGCAACGATGTACCCCGTCTCACGTTCAAAGCGTTGATGGATGAGTACAAAGTAGACGAGTTCATTTTCAGTTGCCAGTACCTTCTAAACCCCACACTCACGAAAACCGTTAAGTTTACGGAAGCAATGCTCCGTAAGCAGATTGTTTCGCCCGAGGAGTTTCCACAGGCAGGGACTTACTTCATCGCTGAGGCTTGGGATTTTGCCTCCACAGATGGATCAGGAAGCGACCGCTCTTTTGGCGCGGTTGGATTTTTCGTAGTCGAAGGTCCGCTCGCCGGCAGAATGTATGTTCCAGCAATTACTCGGGGGCGATTTAGTAAGTCTGAACTTCCCTTCGCGGTTGCGAACCTAGCGAACCGCTGGAAGCCAATCAAAAACCTAGGGGTGGAAAAAGCCCCCGCGCACGATTGGATTGAAAACGACATTGTTCGGGCACTCGCACGAGTTGGCTACCAGGATTGCCCGAGCATTGAATGGATTCCTGTCGATAACCAAAAAGGTGCTAAGAACGCCCGAGCAGAGTCTCTTGAAACTCTCTACGTCGATAACCGTATTTTCTTCTCCTCGGAAATTCCTAAAGACGTGATGGACGAAGTTATCAAAGAGCATGTGAAGTTCAAAGCAGGCTCAAACCGTAAAGATGATTCACTCGACGGTCTCGCGCACTTGTCTAGGTACTTACCGAAGGGAATCGAACCTCCGCAAACTGAACAAGAGCGGCAAACCGCAGCCTGGGATATTCAAAAAAGAAAACAACTACACGAACGCCAGTTTGGAACTAAGGGCGACACCGAGAACACGTACAGCACGAAGTTTGGACGCCCTAATGTTGTCAATCCTGGGTGGAAAACCGATGGTTTTGACCACCGAGAAATCGTAACGCTAGCCCCTACCCACTGGGAGGGCCTCCCGATTATTCAACATCCTGATTTTCAAATTTATGGAACGTAAATCATGCCTTCTACAATCCAGCCAACATCCCAGTATACTTTCGGTCCTGCAAATAACGCGGGCGACATCGTTCATTTTACAAATACTGCGGGGCAGGTTGTTTCTTGGATCGACTCATTTGGCGTCCACTGGGGTGGGCTAGGCACGATAGCGTTGGTTAGTTTAGCTGGGCAAACAGCGAGCATCGGTAGTACCCCTTTATATGCGGTCCCCCCGACAGGGGGTGGTATGTACGCAGTTTATGCAGATGTTATTGTTACGTCCGCTGGAAGTGCTGGAACAGTTGTTGCCAGCATATCTTGGAATAACGGAACAACTGCCGCAGGATTAGATAGCGTCGCTTTTAACTTAAACACACAAGGCGAACAGGCGGCTCTTTTAGGAAATTTTATGGCGGCGGCAAACTCTATAATCACATATTTTACAACAGTGTCCGGGGCCTCCGGGAATCCACAGTATAATTTTAACTTACGACTTCAATATCTTGGGTGAAAAAACGTGGTCCGGGAAAAGTTGGTGCGCAGAAAGATCAGCCGTTCATGGATCGGTCGGCGCCACACTGGGCTTCTGCTTCGTAGGCGAAGATTTGGGGTCGTTCATCAGTTCCACCCCACGACGGCTTTTACGCCAGCGAGCGTCTCAACGGCCTGCGTGGTGAACTGAATCGAGATCAAATCTCCATACACCGCCGAAACCGAATGTGTGGTGTCCACACAATTTGTCGTGGTCCCGAGCGTGCAGGTTATGGCCGTGCCAACGCCATTTTTCAAGACGGTCACGACGCCGGACGACCCGTTAACCCCGCCAGCGGTCGAGTTGACGATCAGATTCATCAGCGTCCTGGAACCTTGAACTTGCAAGCCCGAACCAATCGCTGTAGACGTGCAAGTTGTCAGCGTTTCATTCGGCCCGGTGCCGTAAAGCCCAAGAGTTTGAGAAGCCGTTGCCACGCCCGTGCAAGTGCCCTTTACCCCATGACCATCGAAGATGTACTGCCCGGTAAAGACGCTGTTCACGGCCCCTACGGTTCCGGCGAGGCTGAAGTTGTTGCCTCCTTCATCGAAAAAGGAAAAGCTGGAGTTGACGTTGAAGAGTTTGTTGTTGGTCGTGCCGATGTCGAAATTGCATCCTTTGCAATGAATGCTGTTAGGAACAGCGGGAGCAGTGGACAAGAAAGCCTGGCTGCCTCCGGTATTTGCGATCAACGCAAGTTTAACGCCAGTGAAGTTCGTCGTTGAACCCACGGTAGAGGTATTCTGATACAGTGTGTTGCTGGCTGATGCGATGTTCGCATTAATATGGTCGCCATAGGAATTCCAGATGCAGTTTTGCTGAGTTATCGTCGGGCCGGCAGCATCCATATCAACGAACTCGCTGGCTGTCGTGTTCACGATCTGACTGTTGCTGGAACACGTCACGAGGAGCACTCTGGTGGTAGCTCCAAGGCAAGCTAAGGCATTCACGCTGACCACGTAAGAGGAATTGATCGAACAGTTTGTAGCCCCGAATTGTTCGGAAATGATGTTGCTATATTGAGGGTCGCCGCAGGCGTTCCCTCCCATCGCAATCCCTACGCTGCCGCTGGACTGCACGCCCCAACCGGCAAAGCCGAGGTTGTATCCGGTACTCCCGGTGCATTGCCCGCCCCCGCTGCTCCCGAACAAATCTACGAGATTGTTAGTATGTGGGCTGCCATTCAGCGTTTGCCCGAGTCCGTTGATTCCTAGGTCGTGAATCTGAAGATTGGCAGTCCCGCCAAAGCAAGCGGTTCCAGCAACACCGCCAGTGCAAGTGGCGAAATTGAAACTTGGCAGCGGGATACCTACGGAATTCGACATGCCCTGCCCGAATGCGGTAGGACCAACCTGGGTAGTATCGATGCCGGAAATTGAGGCCGCCGCCTGCGACCCTCCGCAAGCTTGGGAAAGCTGCGTGATCGACATGTTCATCAAGGCGCTGCTAAAGAAGTAATTGGCGCTCGGAAACTGAAGTGCGATGCACCTGCCTGATGTGCCCCATGCGGCGGTGGCAGCAGCATTGATGGCCGTAGAATCGTCTTGCGTGCCCCACGCTAAGGGGCATAACTGCGCCGAAGCTGCCGTACAACTCGCGGAAGCGGTTGCGCTCATAGTGATGCTCTGCGCACCGTTGACTGTCAAAATGGTGTTTTGCGCTGTGATTAGGCCCGTCCCAATTTGGGAGGCGATGTTCGCTTCATTCGTGCCGAAAACGATCTTTCCGACATCTGCCTGCGTAAAATTGCAGTCATTTTGTGGGCAAGTCACCGTCGCGCTTCCGTTCGTGAACGTTGCGTCGTACACAAACTTCACATCGAATTTTCCGCCATAGGCAAGAGGGCTAATCGTGCCGCTGGGATTGTCTGGCACCCATGTGTTGGTTGCCGAACAGTAAAACACTCCGTATCCCACACCATTGATCGTCAAATTGACCGGTGCGGTCGTCCCCGGCGTGCACGTCGCAGGCAGCGAAGAGACGGCAGAAACGCCACCACTAGGAAACGGCTGTCGCTGACCGAATGCGGAGGGTGGGATAGCAAAAAGACCACACATCAAAACTAACATGCATTGTGTAATTTTCAAAATTTTTCATCTCCTTTGATGATTTTGGATCATACCATGCTTTAGTGTTTTTTGTCAAGGGCTTTATTTGTTGTTGATTTGTTAGAGAACAAACAATTGGTGAAACCAAATGATTAACTTTATTCAAGCCTTGTTTAGCGACGACAGTAAACCAGATATCGGAGCTGTATGCACTATGTTAACAACTCTCTCCGTTTTGCTGTGGGTTTCTCATGTTGTTTGGCATACCCACAGCATCCCCGACCTAACCGGCCCCGCAACATTTGTCGGAGTGGGAGCGGCCAGCCATTACGGGGTAAATAAAGTTAATGATGTTGTTTCTGCTTGGAAGAAACCGTCCCTAACGAAAGTTCCTGAATGAGAATTACCCCCGGCACCGCAAATCAAGATGTGCATGAAAAAGGAGATATTTTATGGCGGATATAATCACCACTGGAATTGCTCGTCCTGCCATTATATATGGCCGAGCCCCAAATGGGGTTCTTTCTGCGGTAACAACGGATGGTAACGGAAATATTGATTTGTCCGGACAAACTCCGTCTGGGGTAGACACGATTGCCAACGGCGTCCCGGTAGTAGTGATGATTTATGGCCGGGCTCCGAATGGACAGATGCAAGCAGTTACGACTGATGGCGACGGCCAATTAAGCTAAAAAATAAAGGATTAAAAAATGGCGGATTTGATTAACAATGGCGTTGCTACGCCTATCCAGATTTTTGGACGTGCCCCGAACGGACAACTACAGGCTGTTACCACAGACGGTTCTGGAAACATCAGCATTGTTGGTTCGTCCAGCGGAACCGTGAGTTCTGGAGTTGCGGGACAACTTGGTTATTACGCCGTCTCCTCCAGCACGATGAGCGGAAATGCTAACGCCAACATTGTGAACGGGACCCTAACTCTTGGAACCACAAGCACCACCCTTGGAGCACTTGCGATGGCGGAAGCCGCTGCGCTCGCCGGGGTTGCCAATCAAGATATCGAATTCGCGGATTCTGTTACTCACACTCTGAGTTACAACGCCAACAATAACGGCACGGCTTCTTTTTCTGGAGCATGGGTTAATACGAACGTAACACCAGTTACGGTAAATGCTGCTGTCGCGTCGGATCAAAATCTAATGTCCGCTTCGGTTCCAGCGGGAACTTTAAACCGCGCGGGCAGGACACTCAGAATTTGGTTGGCTGGAGTTTACAACACGCCTGCGGCTTCTACATCCACGATCACGGTAAAAGTTAAGTTAGGCTCTCTTACCCTTCTTAGCATGGTAACAGCCGCTTTAGCGAGCCTTCAATCCACAAACGGACAATTCAATATTAGCGGGTATCTCACGGTTCAAACCGCAGGGGCCACGGCTGCTTTCGAACCACACGGGAATTTGATTATCGACCTCGGGGCGGGAAACACAGTTGCGGACAGTACGTACGCGGATGTGAACATCGCAACGGTCGGAACCTTAGACATAACTACCGCACAGACTCTTCAAGTCACTATTGCTTTTTCGAACGCGAGCGCGAGCAATACGGCTACGCAACGACAGATGGTTCTAGAAACCATAGGATAATTAATTGGCTAGAATTACTCCCGACGCAGCGAACCCGCAAGGACAAATAGATATTAAGGATTTCACCAGCCCTGCGGAAGTGGCAAATTCGGGGGCACTACAGCTCTGTGTTCAGGACGCCCAGCAGACTGAAAGTTGGCTTCAATCAAATTATTGGTCCTTGAGATGGCGTGAAGCTGACGCTCTGTATCAATCCCCGCCTTCAATTATGATGTGGGAAGGCACCACGCAGCCTCGCGCTAACGTGAACCGTTTCGTTGTAGCGGAAACCGTAAACGCGATCCATCCACAAATTATGAACGGGTTGTTTTACGAGAACCCTCCGTTCGTTTTGCGCCCACGCCCGAATCTGCAGCAAAATACTTCTCGGGCAATCTCAACTGTTATTGCTACCGAATTCGACCAGATGCAAATTCGGCAGGAAGTAGACTGGGGTATTTTTTCCTCGTTGAATTTTGGTACAGGTATTTGGAAGTGGGGTTTTCAAAGCTACACAAAAAAGACTGTTAAATATGAACCAGTCGGAAATCCAGTAGAGATTCAATCAAGGCTGCCTAATACGCCTGCAACGATGCTTGAAACTCCTGACTCGATGACTTATAAAAAAGTCACGGGTACGGAAGATGTTCACACGCCGACATTTGAATCGAAAGATATTCGGTACATGCTAGTGGATTCCGGGCTGAAAGTCCCTGACATCCGCAAGGCTAAGTTCGTAATTGACCGGATGTACTTGACGTACAAAGACCTTGAGAAATTAGCGGACGAAGAATACATAGAAGAAGACGAGAACGGGAAACAGACGCTGAAAAAGCGTTACATGCTGCCTGACAAGGAAGAAATTAAGTCCTGGTTTGAGGCTCCGAAAGAAAATCCTGCGCACGGACCCCAGAGCGAAGCCAATATTGTGCAGGGCACAGCATTCGTTCACCATGCCCGTCCGGTTTTCCAAAAATCAACCGCCGATCCGCTAGATGAACCTCTGGAAGTCCTTGAGCGCTGGGACAACGATAAAGTCATTACGGTCCTGAACCGTGTAAAGTGCATACGAAATGAGCCAAACGAATTCGGATGTATCCCATTTCTCTCTCTCAATTGGTGGAATATCCCAGATGCCTTCTGGGGTCTTGGTTTGGGACGAGTCATCGGTGTTGAGCAGAGAGTGCAAGCGGGACTCATCAATGCTTGCCTCGATCTGGCCAGTCTTATTGTCAATCCTATGTTCGTCCGTTCCCGCGGTGCGAACATCCAAGAGCAGCAAATTCGGCAACGCATCGGCGGAATTATCGCAGTTGATGGGGATACGCAAAAAGCCCTGACGATGTTGGAGCAGCCGAACATTCCGGCTGAAGTAGTTCAACAAATCGCGTTGTCGCAATCCCGTGTTGAGATGACCTCGGGCGCAAACCAGCAACTGACCATGGGTGCATCCACCGCGAAGGGTGGGGCGATGCGTACGGGTACAGGCGCGGCGGGTGTTATTCAAGCCACTATGAACCGCATCGGCGGATTTGCGGAAACATTCGTCCGTCAGGTCTACGAGCCTTTTATCTATAAAGTTCACCAGATGAACAAAGATAAAATGCCGATTGCGTACATCAAAAAACTCCTGGGCGAAAAAGAAGGTCCGGACTTTAAATTCGATGCGGGCAATTTCCTGAATGGCCCCGCTGAATTCGAAGTCCTCGCCGGCTCGCACTTAGCCGCTAAGTCACAAATGGCGCAGTCGCTGTTTATGATGATGCAGATGTTTGAATCCCAACCGATGATGGATCAGTTGAACAAGATTTCGAACAAGAAGGTAAATATCGAAGAATTGTTCCACATGATTCACGACATCAGCGGTTGGAAGAATTACTACGACATCATTCAGGACATGACGCCCGAAGAAATCCAGCGCCAGCAAGCCAACAGTCCCGCCGCTCAAATGCAAATGAAGGCACAGATTCAGGACGCTCAAAGCGATAAGAAGTTCCAACAGAACACGCAGATTATCGATCAAGAAAATGAAGCGCGAGCTGCTCGTGATGTGTTCCGAATTATCGCGGAGAAATCCGCTGAACCCGAAGCTCTGCTTGGAGCGAGTGCGCCAGGGGTAGGTTTGGGTAGTCAGACGACAGCTTAGGAGATGTTCACAATATGAACGACGCAACATCGTTTGGGCCTGACGGTTTTGACCTTCCGTACACGACGAAAGGATTCATCTATCCCCGAGGCGAGAATAATTTCATTCTTCCGGATTCCGAACCTGAAATCTGGTATGAATTTCATTTTAAAAAGGGGATGCCACACCAGGAAGCTCATAAAAAACTGATTAGAGATTTAGAAGAAAGCATTGTTTCGCTGAAAGCCGCAGGAATTGACTAATGAACGGATCAGAAGTGGTCTCACGTCGCCCGCCCGAACTAGTTGCGACAGAACTCACCGACTCCGAAAAAATGGACTTGATGGCAGGAGACGGCACCCCGTACGCAAACGCCATCAAGAAGTTGATGAAAATAGAAATCAGTAAGGCCCGCGACGAAGCGATGGATTGTGACCCGTCCGAGGAAAAAAAGCAACGGGCTTTGATGACTGTCGCGCACGCGATGGAGAAGTTTTACAAAAACCTGATGGGCTCAATTGTATTTGAAAAGACAGTCCATCTCGCGGACGTGAAACAAAAGCTCGCTGAAGAAGAATTGAAGGATCAAGAGAAACTGTCCGAAGTGATCCTTTTTAACCAAACGCATTAACAGTATCTAAATCTGTTCACAAACTGAACAAACCACGCCGTAATTAGCGGCCAAGGGAGAAATGTATGTCCGAAGCAGTAATCGCAGTCAAGGCTTTGAAGTCGAAGTATTGGAACGAAGAGAAACAGAAGTTCGTGACCTCTAAGCAGTTCAAAGATGAGAGCGGCAACGCGGTCGGCCCCGTCCAGTATTTCGAGGCCGATACGCTTGAAGAACTGCTTGAAAAGAAGGATGCGGCCCACGAGAACGCCAGCGTCGCTCTTTACAAAACCCGCAAGGCCGTCAAGCTCGGAACCCTACTCGAACCCGACCCGGACGAGCCGATTCTGACTTTCGAGCCCCGCCAACTCACTGCCGACGAGCGGGTGAGACTTACTAAAGATTTGTCTGATCCGGCGAAAGCCGCTGAGGCCCACAGAGCCCTTCTCGAAGCCGAACTCGGGGCACCAATCGAAACGATTCGCACGAGCCTTC